CTGCAGTGGCTGCATCTCCACCTCTCCTTGACTCTCTCATTGCTTCGAGTTGATCTAAACGCGAACGATCGATACTCTTGATAAAAGTCTCAAGATGAGAGTTGGTCTTTTCGACCATTTTGTTGTTAGTCTTTAATTGATCAACAACGTCATTGAGTGTTACACTAGCCATACTTTTGCTTCTCTGCTTTTATACGTTCTTCTTCTTCTTTTAGATGCTCGATAAGCATGTTAAGATAAACTTCTTTCTCCCAGGGTATCATATCGTCTATCTCAGTCAAACTATATTTATGGTGTTGCATCAGCTGAAACTTTGTAGAGTAGTGATTCAACAAGCTATCATGAGATAGACACACTAGAAAAAACTCTGCATGCCCTCCAGTGTCAATTCATTATGAGTCTGACAACTTACACAATCAAACTCAACCTTGTGTTTTAGTGTAGGAATTGCTTCCATGTATTCTTTGATCTTATTGAACTGTTCTGTATTCATCGACTCAATAAAATCTTCTACTTCTTTATCACTGTATTCTGATAAGTCAATCCGTTCATCATTCGTGTGGATCGCCATCATTGCAATCCGCAACATTGTAAAGATACTCTTAATATCCATCTCCGTTGGAGCATTGATAACATCTTCTAGTGTTGGCCATTTCATTTCCAGTGTGATACCATCATCGAGTTTAATCATCGACTCGTTTTGCTTGACAGTCATTTTCACTTCATCGATATTGATACCAACTTCGTTATCATGCTCACAATTCTGACATTTGATATTAACTCGAGTAATCTCTCCTACCGACTTCGCTCGAATCTTTGTAAACAAATATTCAATATCAAATGTTGTTAACTTACTTTTATCGATATCATCCTCAATGCAAGCAACGATTGTATCAGCTACAGCGTCTAACATCAGACGTTCATCTTTTGATTCCATTGCTAACATCAGTACCTTTTCCTCTTTGACTAGGAAAGGTCGGAACCGACTCTGCTTGCCCGTTGATGGTATATTGATTCTAAATTTCGGTTCAGTATTCAGTCTAGGTAATGCCATAATTTAATTCACTCCATTAAAATATTCTGGAAGTAACCCCTCCAATAACAGTTGTAAGCAATGTATCGCTCAAAGAAGACGTTACACCATAGTTCTCTGCTGTCCAATCATCGTAGGACAATTGAACGTTGACTTCTACGATACCGCCTGTATCATTGTTCATTTGAATAGCATTCAGAGTAGTACAGAATGCATTCTTCAATGTAACTTCATACAACTTCTTTTCAGGTGTAAAGAAGTCTATGTCAATTTCACCCTGTGCAAGATCAATTGGACCAACCTTTGGTAATCTATTCTGAAGCTCGGATGGTATTTTTGGTAAAGGTAGAGGTTGATTGTAGATTGGTAGACCAATGTTTTTCTTTAATGCTGCAATCTTAACATCTTTGGCATAAACACTCTTGTAGTTTACTTCATATGTCAAAGGATTAACAGCAAGGGCTTGCCACGTTTCAAAATATGTCTTAACACCCCAATCGTTCAACACATGGAATGTCATTGATATGTCATCAACAGCAAAACCATATGGCATCTTGATCGTCTTCATTCCAATCTGACGTTCTTGTGTCATAATCTGGCGTCCAGGCAGCTGGAGGTCTTTACATAAGATGTTTAGTTCCCTGCTTGTCGCACCAGGCAATGAAGGCAATGTAACTAAGAATAGATTGGTCCTAGCCATTCCACCTTTGGCAGCTACAACACCTTTAAAATCTTCTATACTAGCGGCCATATGCTAGTCTCCTCGAGTCTTTGTAAATACGCTCTCCCTTTGCCTTCTTCCACATAGCAGTAGGAAGGAAAGTTGCTATCTCCCATTCTGGAGCAGGAACAAAAGCAAACTGACTTGCAACGTGGGCATCGAGGTAATGTTTGAAGCAGGGCTTAAACCATCTCATACCTGCAACACGATTCAACAAATCGTACTTCAATTTAAATCTCGTTGTTTCGTCATACCTTGTATTGTTTGTAAAGTCCATTAGCTGATCAAGCAGCTTTGCTCTATACACAGGAGGGATGTAATGGAGATTCAATCCATAAAATCCACCTTCAGCAGGACCAACAACAATCACAAGAGGAAATCTATCATAATATGGTAATTGATCCTTTAGTTTAGGATCATAGAAGAACATCATCATAGCACCGACCTTTTCTCTATTCCGACGAATAAGAGGTGCCTCGTTCATTAGTCTTCTTCTGTTAATTTTTCCTAGATCGCTAGCCTTTTCCATAAACCACTTACGTGATTCTTCCGTCCGTGGGTTGATTCCTGCACGGAAAGCTTCCTGTTCTAGTTTCTGAAAAATTTTACTCATACTAATATTTATACTGTTTTTCTAACTCTCAGTGGCTTCAACTTCTTTATTGGTTTGAGAGTCTTAGGAAGATCCTTTGTCATTATACCATATTTCTTTAACGTTTCCTCTGTCCATACCTGAAACTCCCATCCTCGATCTTTAGCATACTCTGTTGCTGCTTTCCATTTGTTTTGATTCTTAACATACGTCATTGCTTCACTGATGTATCGTTTAGAACGATCTGGCTTCTTCGGTACCTGTGTTTCTTTTTCAGGTTTTATCTCTACAAGTATTGTCTTGCCATTGGAAAAAGTAATTTTGAGATCAACGAAGTATCTGTGGTATCGTTTATCTATTTCCCAGTAGTACGGAACAACGATTTCTTCACTTGACCACTTCACTACTTGAGGGTTCTCATCACACCATTTGAACGCATGCCTCTCCCACATCGATCGAAAGATGATGTTTGTGTAGTCGCCTGCATACTTGTTTACATTCTTAGGACTAAACTTGCCAGAGTAAGCCATTGAGATCCCATATAAATAATTGAGTTAAGTTCGATTATTTATTAGGACAATCATGGCCGCATATCAGTTTCCACTTGCTCGTCAAGATCAATACAAAGGACAAATTGTCTTTAGAGCAATTGAAGTACCCCCGATCGACGCGTCGGCAGTCACTCAAGGTTTGCAGCAAGCTCGAGCCGCAGCTGAACAAGCTGTAGAGAATGCTGTAGGCGATGCAAGACCAAGCGCTCAGGACGTTAGTCAATTTAAAGGTGGTACGGAAGGATCTCAAACAAGAAAGCGTACAATACAACAAGGGAACAGTCGCGACTTTGTTACGTTGTATATGCCTCAAGCAATCCAGGTGCGAGACGGCGTCGTTTATGATAATGCCGATTTGGGATTAACAGGTGGTGCTATCGAAAGAGGTATGCAATCTGGCGGCGGAGCGTTATCAGGAGCTTTCAGTGCTATAAAGGCTGATGCTAGTGCATTCATAGATACGTTTATTGGTGGTGGAGGTGGTTCTGTAGCTGCTTTACGTGCATCAAGATTTTTTGGCGATGAGGTACAGGGCGCTGTCAGATCGGCTCTTAGAGTGACGCCCAATCCCAACACACGAGCGTTGTTCAGGTCTGTTCCGTTAAGGGAATTTACTTTTCAATTCAGATTGACTCCTGAATCTCCCAAAGAGTCAGAACAGATCAAGGAAATTATTAAATGGTTCCGTACAGAGTTGTATCCTGAAAATATTAATGTTGAAGGGTTCTCTGTTGGATATAAGTTTCCCAATCCAATTGATATTAAGATCTTGTATGACGGTCAGCTCATTCCTGAAGCTAAGATTTTGCCAGCTTATCTGAGAGACGTCACAGCGTCGTATAACACACAAGGAATGTCATTTTATCAGGGTGGTGATTGGACGTCCGTAGACCTATCATTATCGTTTATGGAAACGATTCCATTTGGTAAAAAGGATATTGCATAAATGAGTTACTTTGCAGATTTTCCCCTAGCGTATTATAAGTTTGGAGATAATGAACCTCCAGTAATATTCCAAAACCTAACTACGTACTTGGATCTTATCGATCAAATAAAAGATGATGCGTCAATATATGAGACGTATACAATATTAGATGGCGAGAGACCTGATACATTGTCGTACAAATTGTATGGGGATTCCACATACCACTGGACGTTCTTTCTAATGAATGAAAAGTTAAAAGTGGGAGGGTGGCCTCTAAAAACACAAACACTTGATGAAGTAATAAAACAGAATTATCCTCATTGGACAATTACTACAAAAGCGAATATTTCTAATTCATCATTTGTTCCAGGTAGTACTATTGAAGGAAACAGATCAGGTACAACAGGGACAATTGTTGAGGTTAATTTAGAGCTCGGTCAGCTCGTTGTTAATACTGTCGGGTATGAAATTCGCCGAACAAGCGATCTTAGCGACTACCCATCGTTTGAACTCCAGCAGGAAGCGGAGACAGGATTTTATTATCTCGATTTGACAGACATGCCGGCATGGGGTACAGGATACAGTGTCAATTCTGCTGTCGCTGTTTATACAGAGGACCCCACTGTAGATGTTCTCACACCTAAAGTAAATTATATTGAACGATTCAATTTACAAGGAAACAAACTGTACTTAAATGTAGATGCAGAGTCATTTACAGTACCTCTTTACGTAGACTTCTTTTATCAATTTCTGACGAATAGAAATTTTGACGCAACTGAATTTGTAACGTTGACGAATGTTGATACTCCCGAACTACCAAGTATACAGCTAGTAAGTGCGGTCGCTCAATACAACTCCGTCCATCACTATGAGGATGCTAACGGTATTTATTTTGACGTCGATCCGTTGCAACGGAATATTAGCGGACTGACACCCATTACATATTACAATCGAGCAGAAGCACGCAATGACGAATTGAAACAAATACGTGTCATTAAACCTGATTCTATAAATCAGGTGTTGAGTCAGTTTAAGCGATTCCTAAAAGTATAATGGCAACAGCAAGACCACAAGAGTATAAATTTGACCAAGCTGAGATCTTGTCTGCAGCTGGTACGGTCATTGATGTTCGGGGTGCTCTCAGTGAGTTAACAATCTTTGAGAACATAGAAAAGCCATACCTCACTGGTACAATACTCATCACTGATACACAAAACTTTATTGGTCAGATGGGGTTTACAGGCACTGAAAGATTCACAGTAACTATAAGTGATGGAAATACTACTGCGTTGACACAATCAAAGACGTTTGTTCTCACTAGCATCATCAGATCAGAAAAAACGAATGACTATACTACAGTGTATGCTATTCAAATGATTGAAGAGACAGCATTTATCAGTCACATAACAAAAATATCCCAAGCGTTTACTGGTAAGCCACTTGACATTATCGATAATATTCTTTCTGGGATGAAATCAGGTTATAGACTCGATAGATCTCAACTACAAGAAGAACCAATACAACAAGCTATAAGAGTAATCACACCATACATCACTCCACTGCAAGCAGTAGAGTGGATTAGAGATAGAGCAACAACAGAACAAGGTCATCCATACTTTACATATGGGTCATTGAAATCTCAATCTGTAGTCGTAAACAATCTTGCAAATATTCTTAGACTTGGTCCGTGGAACTCTGAACCTTTTGTATTTTCACAAGGTAGTACAAATAAAGAGATACCTGGTAGAGAAAATATATATGCAATTAATGGAATTAATAATCAGAACAACGATAACACGCTGAGCGCTATAATGAATGGTGCTGTGACAGCAAACTGGAATGTTTTAGATATTTTCCGTCAAAAGTTCAATTCTGATCAAGCTCGTAAATACAGTATAGAAAAGCTGTTACCTAACAACATTGTGTTCAACACTGACGATGTGATAAACGATAAACCGATTGGAACATATCCAGCAAAAGAATTTTATCATTTGGTTGCAACAGGCCTGTTTAGTGATGACATTGGAACATATCACATGGATAAAAGTTTAGACGACCTATCAACCAAAATAAACAATAAGGGGTTACGCAATGCGTTGTTGAAAAACATGATGGACATTGATGTTGCTGGTCTTCCCTTTTTGTTGTCTGCAACTGGTACTGTTGGAACTATGATGCGGATCAATATATTGAATAATGAGATTAATGATACAATAGATCCAAAGAGATCTGGCAACTATATTATTATGGCTATCCGTCACACGTTTGCAGAGATGAAGCATTCTGTTAATGCTACCGTCACTAAGTTGGTAGGCGATGAAGCTGATGCAGTTAAGATAGCGGGGTATGCAAATGGATAATTTTAAACCTCGTGCTATTCAATCTGAGTACTATGGGGACAACTGGCGATGGTGGGTAGGTGTTGTAGTGAATAACAACGACCCGCTTCAGTCAGGTAGACTACGCGTTCGTATCTTTGGTGTGCACAGTGAAGACCTCACGCTTGTGCCAGAGGAGTCTTTGCCTTGGGCGATCCCTATCATACCAACGACAGAAGATGGAGTATCCGGTCTTGGTAGATCGAGTAAGTTAAAGCCAGGTGCTATGGTGATGGGATATTTCTTGGATGGCACTCAATCACAGATGCCAATTATTATTGGATCTGTGCCAAGGTTTGCAGAACCAGCTCCAGGCCAATTAGGTATTGGTTCTAGATTCGGATCATCAAGTACGGCCCCCACTTTGAACGCTCCTCGCAATCAAAATACTAACGAAGGAGCTCAAAGCGCTCAAGGACAGTTTGTTTCAACTGCTGGTGCTGTTGGTGCAAACAATACTGAGAAGGCGTTTAACTTTTTGTTAACTGCTCGCTTGTCTCCAATACAAGCTGCTGCAATTGTAGGAAACTTATTAGTAACATCTAAGTTAGATCCCACACTAGCAGGCGGTGCGCAAGCCGAACAATATATTGGGATTGCCAAATGGACTGGGATCAACAGAGATACATATCTTGATTTTGCCAATCAACGCGGATTAGACTCTCGTATTTTGGAAACGCAGCTTCAATATCTGGCGTATGATTTTATGGAAGCGCAAGCGAGGTTATACCAGTTCACTAAATTCTCAACGACGAACAATCTGTCAAAAGCAACAGAAATATTTTTAAACTATTATCTTCGGAAACCTTCTACAGATTTAGCCAAACGAATCAGTGTGGCAAAAGATGTGCATGAAGCGTACAACAGAGCGTAGCTATGGCACTAACATTAGACACAGTTAATCAGGAAGTACAAAAATTATTCCGTACCACGGCATCAAGTGAATTAGATGCAAAGACGAAAGCTACAGTAGCAGCGGTAGCTGCGCGCCAACAATCTATATTTGAAAGAGCTGGTCAGACAAAGGGCGGGGTCAAGTCTTTAACACAAACAAAAGATGTTTCGTATGACGCTTTCGGCGACCCTGTCGATGCCACAGATAGTATATGTGAAATTACAAATGATGTCCCTGGTCTTTCAGCTGAATTGGTCGGCGATCCATCAGAATACCAAGATGATTTGAATGCAATCATTGGTTCATCAAATACTTCTACGACAATCACAAACGGTTCATTAAAGAAAATTATATCAGCTGGATCACCCCTTGCAGTTGCCACGGCACTAGGTGAAGTGACAGGTAAGTCGGCAGATGAAATACAAGCAGCATTACAAGATATATCGACACCAGACGCGTTAGATGCAATCAGCAGTTTAGAGCAAACAAAAAATGAAGGGATTGCAGTATCTTCTCAACTTGCTAATGTATTGCAAGAGACAGCAAATAACTTTGAAAATGTGGTTCGAACAATTGTTGGTGATCTTTTTGGCGATCTAACTATTACAATAGATCAGTCGCTTGCAAGAGTAATCAATAACTTAATTGATTTTAACAATCCACAAATATCAAGTCAGCTATCACTAAATGAAGTGTATAGATTTATTTCTGATGAGGATTATGGGGGGTTGACAACAAAGGTTTCTACAGTAACAAATCTAGATCCACAAACCGTAAATTCAACGCTAACTCCATTATCGTTGAATCCGTCTAAGGCAATCACAAGGTCAGTTTCAGCTGATATAGGTTCTAAATCGATACCGTGTTATGATATTGGATCAAATGAAAACAGTTGGAAGGGAGCAGAGACGCCTACCACTGGAACTCCTATCACAACAAGATCGGTCCAGTCTAGCACAACACCGACTACAAACAATTCTCAATTTAGTTTTGTATCCTCGCGCGAAGAACTTGCTGCAGAATTTGCTTCAGCAACAAGATTAATTACAGAAGTAGTGACACATTGGACAGGAACATATAACAACCAAGATATTGGTGCGGAAGATGTTCACGAGTGGCATAAACAGAGAGGGTGGAGCGGGATTGGATATCACTACATTATTAGACGTGATGGCAGAATTCAAAGAGGTCGACCAATCAACAAAACAGGTGCCCATGCTGGTGCAAATGGTCACAATAAGTATTCTATAGGAATTGCATTTGCAGCTGGATACAATTGTCCATCAGGTACAAAGAATCCAAACAAGTTTATTAGTGCAGACTCTATTACTCCGGCTCAGATGAAATCGTTTGAGATGTTCTTAGGAGCTTTTTATGATGAGTGGCCAGGCGGTCAGGTGTTTGGTCACGTCGATACAGATAATAAAGGGAAAGTCGATCCTGGCTTTGATGTTCAAGAATTTGCAAGAGCCAAGTATGGTAAGTCCAATGTTATCACAGATGGACAGAGCCCTCCTTTGTCACCTAAACAATTGGCGTTAGCCACACCAGGAACAGCAAGAGCATGACAACATACAATGACGATTTAAAAGAGAGAGAAAATACTCTCGGTAAGGGACGCGTTCTTACCGATGGAGTAAACTCAACTGCATTTGGGGATCCCACAGGAGAGCATCCTAGATTCGAGTATCAGTACTCTTCTCCTGTTAACATTGGAGCGCGCACAAGCAAGATGCATAAGCTAGCGTTTGGTGGTGCGGCTTCGGGCGTACCAGCTTCTGCAACAGCTGCGCTTGGTAATCAATATCCTCTTAATGATGTCAGAGAGACAGTTTCTGGTCATGTGCTCGAGTTTAATGATACTCCTGGTGGAGAACGTATTCTAATAAAGCACAATAGTGGTTCTGGTGTAGAGATGCGTCCAGATGGCACTATTGTTGTTAGCGCACTAGGTAACAAAGTAGAAGTGTGTGGTGGTGACAATACTGTTATTGTCGAAGGTGATGCCAAGCTCGTTTACAAAGGTAACCTGACATTAGATGTTACTGGTGATCTTAACATCAACTGCATGGACTTTAATGTCAATGCTAAGGGTGATAAGAAAGAAGATATTGGTGGTTCATCAAAGAATACAGTATTTGGTAACTATAGTATGAAGACGTCTGGTCATAAAACTGAGACTGTTGCACAGACTGTAACCTACACATACCTAGGTAACACGTCATACAATATCAAGGGTACTTACAATACAGCTGTACAAGGTAATGTTGAATTGAATGCCAGTGGGTGTGTTTGTACAACAGCTGAGACAGAGATCATTACAACCACACCTAACCTAAACATGGCAGCCAAGAGTCTATCCGTGTTTGGTGATACAGGTACTGTTGGAGGTGAGAATGTTATCATGTACAACTATAACATGTACACCGGTCATTCGATTAATGCAGGTGATACTGTAACTGCACCTCAGCTACATTTTACAAGAGCAGATGGATCTGTCACACACTCTCATCTTGTTGGAGATGTGACAGGTAAAGCAGACAATGCGAACCAAGCAGACTTTGCTACAACCGCTGGGCAAGCGCCTACAGGAGTAGCAGGTTCTCCTGGTAGTAACACAGCTGCACCAGGGACTGCCTCCACGTCAGCAGACACAACAGCAACGGCTCTACCTACAGAGGCCAAGCTCACAGCTTATTTTAATTCATCTAAGGGTATCAAAGCTGTTACGGTTGATGCAGGAGACTTCTTATCTAATTCTCTCAAAGAGAAGAAGACAACAAAAGATGATATCAGAGCCCAGCTACGTGACCCAGCAAATTTCAACAATGCTGAGTTTGTCAGTCGAGCGATTGGTGCTGGTAAGCTCAATCCGAATTACCACATACAAGTGCCAAAAAATGGCTTTGGACGTATCCGTTCTGCTCAACCTGGCTGTGAAAGAGGCACAGTAGTTGCTGGTAACCAAGATCCGGCAAATGCAGCCCAAACATTTAAACGTCAAGAAGAGTTCCAAAGAAGAAACAGAACTCTTATTCCCGACGCTGCTTATAATGTCAACAATCAAACAGACATTACCATAAACACTAAACTGGCGCCAGGGATTACAATGGCCAAATTCCTTGGAGGTAAGTCACCAAGCAACTTTAAGAATTTGCCACCATCCCTCCGAAAACAACTTGCACGTAATTATTATTTGCACTCTCAAATTATTAAGTACGTAATGACTAGACCTGGACCTCAAGCGACTGACTTTGAAGATTACAGACTAGAAGTTGTAGAAGGGTTTTATCAACCAGCTCGTTATGGAGTACCTTCTGGCAACTCTTTGGCGACAGAGGTGTTAACTCCTAATAGTGCGTTAGATAAACGGAACAAAGGTACCCTTGTTGTTTATGAATTGATTGATCAATACGGCGAGCAAGACGCAGATGCTACTTTTGAGCTTGCTAGTTATTTAAGAGATAAGTGTAGCCACTTGTTTGACAAACTAACACTGGACTATGATGAGTATGATCCAGATGGTACTCTTAATATCCAGCTGATGATTGAAGTGCCAAATGTCTCTACCGATTATTCAATTAATTCTCAAGGGAAGGTCGAAACAATCTATAATGGCAAAGTGCAGGGAAAGAACTCTTTGATTGAAATTTTGCCAACTGATGGAGAGAAGCGAGTACAAGCTACTGTTCCAACAACTGAGACGACTGTAGACGAGTCTCGACTAATCAATCGGAGAGAAGCTGAACTTCGGGCTGCTTATGATACTGCACGGATTGCGTACGAAAACAATATCATTAGTATAGAATTGGAAGAAGCAAAAGATCAGGCCTATGCTGCTTGGATACAATATAAACAAGATAATAACCTCGTGTGACCATATAAATATTACAGTTAAGAAGGGTTATTAATGGCTACTGATCGCGCTTTATCGATAGAGGATAGAAAACTTGGTACAGCTACAGTTATTGGTTCAAGAACCAAACTGTACAAGGATATTGATTTGTCTTTTGCAAAGCAACCCAATGTAGGCGACATTTACAAGAAGTCTGATGCCGCGGCTGTCAAGCAGGCAATGCGCAACTTGTTATCAACAAATCATTTTGAGAAGCCATTTGAGCCTGATTTTGGCGCTGATATTCGGGCGTTGTTGTTCGAACTTGCTGATGATTTTACATCATATGAAATCAAAGAGAATATTAAAAACGCAGCATATGTCTACGAACCTCGAGCAGAGATTTTAGACATTAATGTTACTGTAAGACCAGACAACAACTCTGTGTCTGTTTCTGTCACATTCAAAGTTGTTAATTCTTTAGAAACAATAACAATTTCAACGGTAGTCAATAGGTTAAGATAATATGGCAACTACTATCAAGTCAACAGCATTAGACTTCAATTCAATTAAAAATAATCTAAAGACATTCTTACAAGAAAAAGAAGAGTTTACGGATTATAATTTTGAAGCTTCTGGATTATCTAATTTATTAGATGTATTGGCTTACAATACTCACTACAATGCGTTGATTGCCAACTTTGCATTGAATGAATCTTTTCTTAGTACAGCGCAGCTAAGAAGCTCGGTCGTGTCTTTATCAGAAGGAATTGGATATATTCCTAAGACCCAAACATCTGCCAGCGCTACTGTCACACTTTCGATCAACACAGGAAACCTAGCTGGACGACCAGCAACGATCACATTGCCAGCAGGCACGACATTTACATCAACTGTCGATAGCGTAGTGTATACTTTTCAAACGAAGGAAGCTATTGTTGCCACGGATGATGGTAATGGTTACTATCAGTTCGAAACACAGGCCGGCGATGACAATATTGTAATCTATGAAGGTACAGCAAAGACAAAAAGTTTCTTTGTGGGGACAGATGCTGCGAATACAATCTATATTATTCCAGATGAAACAATGGATTCACAATCTGTTGTTGTAAAAGTATATGACACGGCAACATCAACGACGTACACAACTTACAACAATATTATTGATGCAACACTAATAGATGCTAATTCAACGCTATACATTCTGAAAGAATCGCCCAATGGATATTTTGAATTATCGTTTGGCGATGGATCAATTCTGGGACGGACGCCAACAGCTGGTAACAAAATTGTAGTTGAATATCTTTCAGCTGTTGGTGAAGATGCTAATCAAGCAGCAATCTTCAAGGCATCTAATAGAGTTGAGGTAACAGATGGTAATGATTACAATCTCAATGTTACAACTATATCAAATGCGGCCGGTGGTGCTGGTAAAGAAACGATAGAATCGATTAGAAAAAATGCACCGTTTCAATATGCATCACAAAACAGGATGGTAACAGCTGCAGACTATTCTGCTTTGGTTCTTAGAAACTTCTCATCATTAATCAAAGACATTAAGGCATGGGGAGGCGAAGATTCTCTTGATCCTGAATTTGGTGTTGTTTATATGTCTGTCGTCTTCAACGATAATGTTACTCAGGCTCAAATTGACAGCACAAAACTACAGATCCTTGATCTTGCAAGTCAGCTCTCAGTTGTTTCTTTTGATCTTAAGTTTGATGATCCTGTTGAGACTTTTATAGAGACAGGTATATTTTTCCAATTCAACCCTCGATTGACATCAGTCAACCTCAATGTTGTTCGTGCAGAAATTGACACAATTGTTGATACGTATTTTGCGAATAACACAGGTAAGTTCGAGAGAGCATTTCGTCGATCAAATTTGTTGACATTGATTGATGAGGTCAGTCCTGCTGTATTGTCGACCCGTGCAGAAATTAAAATGCAACAACGGTTTGTTCCATTAATTGATAATCTTAACAGCGTATCTCTTCGGTTCCCTTCTCCATTAGCTGAACCAGACGATAAAAATCATATTATTACTTCTTCTCCGTTTAAATATCAAGGACGGATTTGTAATATTAGAAATAGACTTAACAGTTCTACTCTAGAAGTAATTGTTATCGCTGATTTGTCGGTCGCGATCGACAATGTTGGCACATTTAATCCAACTACCGGCGTTGTTAGCATTGTTGGATTGAGACCGGAAGAATTGATTGGTGGGGAAGATTACATTAAGATTACTGTAACACCAGCAAATCAAAGTGCAGTTGCTCCAGTGCGAAATGATATTCTTAAGCACGACAAAGTAAACTCCTTTATTACACCTGTAGTAGTAGACGCATCTTACTAATATGGCGCACGTTACCCAAGACAAAACTCTAGTCGATAATAATCGACGGGACCTTTCATTCAGTGATAAGCACTCAATTCGTGAGGTGTTGCCTGAATACTTTGGCTCGACATATCCTAAGTTCCTTGCATTCCTGGAAGCATATTATCAATTCGAGCATGATCCAATTTCACCATCTCATCTAATCCATGAGTTGTTTGAAAGCAAGGATATTTCTGCAGCAGATGAAAAGCTGTTAAATTTCATTGAGGATGAATTGCTGCTCGGCGAGCAATATTTTCAAGGATTCCAAGATAAACGAGCAGCTGCAAAGGTCTCAAGTGTTCTCTATAGATCCAAGGGCACTTTGTTTTCTATGCAACAATTCTTCAGAATGTTCTATGGTTTAAATCCAGATATTGAATATACGAAGAAATATATTTTTACTGTCGGTCAATCAGAAATTGGTTCGGAGTCTGAACGATTTATTTTGAACGATAAACTGTATCAACAGTATGCTATCCTTATTAGAATTGGTATACCACTCAGCGAGTGGAAGGATACATACAAACTGTTTGTTCATCCGGCTGGATTGTATCTCGGTGCAGAAGTTCAACTTGCTGCCACAGGGGATGTAAATTTATTCGCGCCAACAGCCACACCTGACGAGGCACCCGCGATTGCTGTACACAGCACAGGAGCGTTGGTATCAACTACACTAACAGAGGTTTCTGGTTTGGTTGTTGCAAGAGGTGGTATCCATGGTGATACCTATGATGATGCATTAACAGATAGCGAGTATAGCGTGGTAAGAAGAGTTGAAGTTTCCACTAACTTTAAGGGTGAGCCAAACTACGGAGACCTTACAATTGAGCAATTGGATAGGACATACGATGATATTGGTGAGGCTGCAGGTAGAACATCTCCATCGTTCGATGAAGATTCTGCTGGTGTTGATTTCCGGGTTGCACGGCTCTCGTCTACGCTTGATACGTTTGACGAAGTTTATGTCCCAGTTTGGGATCCATTGGATAGACAGTTTGATAGTGATCTACCCATCGTATAAATATCAGTATAACTAATTAATAGGTTAGAACATGGCACGACAGAACATTAATATTGGCACATCAGCTAACGACGGTACAGGTGATACCTTACGTGTTGCTGGCCAAAAGATCAATCAGAACTTTGCTGAGATCTATGAGCAGCTAAGTGGGGATAGCGGTCAGCCTTCTACTAATATTCAAATTCAAGACACTACTATTAGAAGAACTCAGACTGCTTCTAACTATACCGATCTTGCATTTACAACCCCAACCGCTGCGCGTACAATCACATTTCCTAATGCTACTGGTACTGTTATCTTAAACGATACGACAGACACATTAGAAAATAAAACATTGCTGACGCCAGCAATGACACAACCAGAAATTAAGGATGCGGATTCTTCTCACAATTATGTTCTTGTTCCTGGGTCGTTGACGGCCAATACTAACCTAAACATTCCAACGTTGACAGACAGCGATACGATTGTTACACTTGCGACGCAACAGACTTTAACAAATAAGACTCTTACGTCTGCTACTCTTACAACTCCTATTGTTGATAGTTCTATTAATGATATCAATGGTGCAGAACTTATTAAAGTAACAGCCACAGCAAGTGCTGTTAACGAGGTTACTTTAGCCAACGCTGCTACGGGTAACGGTCCATCTCTAAGTGCTACAGGTTCAGATACTAATATTAATTTCAATGTTAATAGTAAAGGATCGGGTGCTGTTGAGGTTAACAAGTTGGCATTGAATCATCAAACACAAACAGCTGATGGAGCTGTTAGTGATAGTGCCTCTTTCGTAGTATTCAACAAAGGCTCAGCTCTTGCAGCAACCCTTGCTGATGGAACAACAACAGGAGAACTCAAGATTATGGCCAATGCTGGTGCAGGTCTAGTTACAGTTACTCCAACCAGCTTTGCTCCAGGCACATCGTTTAGCTTAGCACAAAACGGTTCAACACAAGTTATTTGGTCAGGCGCTAACTGGTTTATGGTTGGTGGTGCTGATTCAAGCAACGCTTACGTCACAATTACTGCATAATAGGATAAACAAATGGCAGCGACAATCACTGATAATTTAAAGAAACAGTTTATAAGTCAGACAATAGCTGATATTGAAAACGTCAGCAGTTACTACTATGCGGCAGTTGGTAAAAACGATCCATGGGATTCTGATCAGAATCCTACAACTCCTACCAACTCATTGCGTACCGCCAGACAAGCAAGGTATGCTGTTCAATCGTATAAATTAGTATCTGATGCATCCGCTGTTGTACCCCGTAGTAACTGGTCAACAGGTGCTGTATATTCGGGTTGGGATGATGCTGGTGTAGGCCATCCTACTAACAACTTCTATGTAATAACAGACGAGAACCAGGTGTATGTTTGTTTGCAGGGTGGTCGGAATGCCCAAGGACAGGCTGTCCCTTCCACTGTTCAACCAACAGGTACCGGCACAAGTCCGTTTTACACAGCTGATGGCTACATGTGGCGTTACTTGTATACTATTGGTGCATTATCTGCTTCCAAATTTCTAGCCGCAAACTTTATGCCAGTCCAAAGAATTGATAGTGCTGGCGCCGCAGATCCTGAGTCAGAAAGAAACCAAGTAATAAACCAGAACGCCGCTGTTGCAGGACAAATTATTGGTTATCGAGTTACAAATCAGGGCAGTGGTTATGAAACCGTTCCAGCTGTCACTGTTGTTGGTAATGGGACAGGTGCTACTGCAAGAGCGTTCATCGATGGCGGTGCGGTTGTAAAGATAGAAATTGATTCGAATGGATCTGGCAGTCCTGATATTGGATCAGGGTATGACTGGGCCTCTGTTTCTGTAGAAGCTCCGACTGGTGTGGGTGGTGTGACAGCAGTGATTCGGCCTGTAATTGGTCCGTCACAAGGCTTTGGTTATGATGCGCGAGATGACTTAAAAGCAAGCGCAATGATGCTTAATGTTAAGCCATCTGGAGCAGAAGATGATGACTGGATTATTACATCTGGCAACAGCTTCAGACAAGTTTCTTTGATTCGCAATCCTAAGAAATGGCAAGACGTAGATTCCGATTATACAAGCACCACAGGATCTGGTTTAAGATATCTATCACTATCGTCTGTTAGTACAACATTTCAACTAGGAACCTCAGGTGCACCCGCGATTATTGAAGGGGGCACATCTGGCGCTCGTGCTTATCTCGATGATGTGTATGACTCTGGTTCTACCCATTATCTGTATTTCCACCAAACAGAAACGACAGGATTCACAAAGTTTCAAGAGTCGGAAACAGTGACGGTCGATGGTGGTGTTGGTGAAGGCGTCACAGAGCTTGTCGCAACAGACGCAGACTCTGATGCGTATACTAGAGGCTCAATAGATCCATTCAGTGGTGAATTGCTGTACATAGATAATAGAGCTCCTATTCAACGTGCTGAAGAGCAGACAGAAGATATTAAAATTGTTATTCAACTATAAAGAGTAGAAAAGAATGGCTACAAGTTTCTCGAAAAATTTATTTGCATCTACCTATAAAGACGATTACGTTGATAGCGACAACTATCACCGTATTCTGTTTAACGCCGGCCGTGCTTTGCAGGCTCGTGAACTTACACAGATGCAAACGATTACACAGACAGAAATGTCTCGTTTGCTGCGACATCTGTTTAAAGATGGTAACCCTGTCAATTCGGGAAACATGACGTCTAACAATGAATATGAATTCATTAAGTTAGATACATCAATTAATCCTTACCCTACAGGAGCCGCTCTAACTACACTAAACTCAGGTAGTCAACGATTGACAAGTACTGAGGGTGTCATCGTAGAGGTGATTGAGAGCACAGCCTATGTTAGTGCAGCAGAGCCTGCAACGCTGTTTGTTCGCTATGTCAGTACCCAAGCAGAAACAGCTGGTAGCGAACCAATTAGAGTTACACCCGGTACTACATTGTCGGGAGGTGATTTTACATTTACTGTACAGACAACTAACACTCCATCCAATCCAGCTGTGGGACAAGGTACACGGTTTTCTATTGACGCTGGTGATTTTTATGTCAAGGAAAGATTAGTATTTACTGGTTCACAGAGTATTATCGTTTCCAAATATTCTAGTACTCCCAACGCAACTATCGGCTTGAAGGTAACAGAAAGCATTGTTACTACGGCAGATGACCCTAATTTGTTTGACAATCAAGGTGCAACACTAAACAGATCTGCGCCTGGTGCAGACCGTTACAGAATCCGTCTCACACTTGCTGTGATTGAGGACCTCACTGCAACCGACAACTACATCTATCTTGCTCAAATACGCAACGGAGTGAAGATAGACGAAAATGTAACTGGTGATGATTACAACATTCCTGAAAAATTGTTAGCTACTAGAACATTCGAAGAATCAGGTAACTACATTGCCAAGAATTTTATTCTTAAATTTGATACGAACGAAGATGACAATACAAAAGTTGATTTAGACATTAGTAATGGTGTAGCGTATGTTGATGGGTACAGAGCGTTTATTAATCTTCCAACGAAGTTTACAATTGATAAGCCACGAACAACTGAATTAACAACAGATGAAGCAATTAGTGCTTCGTATGGTTATTACTATATTGGTGTTGCTAGTTCAAACGCTGGTTTGCCTAATCCGTTCGAACAAGTAACGCTAAAGAGTGGATCTAATTTTACAGGGACCACTCTTGGTACTGCTTATGTTAGTGCCGTAGAAGAAAACAACGATGGTAACTTCCGAATTCATTTGTTTGGTGTGGAAAGAGAGTCTGGCGCGAACTTAGGCGGTTTGGCATCATTGGGCACAAGCACAACAAACTATATCAATATTCTTGCAGAAAACGACACTGCGGTTTTGAAAGAAGCAGCTGCGAGCTCATACTTATTTGATTTGCCAATCACACGACCACAAAGCGTCACTGGTGCAGATATTACTGTTCACCGCTATTTCGGATCAATCTCTGCTACAAGCAACCAAGTTCAATTAACTGGATTAACAGATGCAGATTGGACTAACACAACTGATTTTGTGTTTAGTAGAGACTCTGATGTTTCGTTCACGGCAACGCTTGCTAGTGGTGGTACGGCGGGTGATACGTTTGCAAACTTTAACATTGATACCGTAACAATAGACGATGGAACATTGTTAGAAGTTCATGGTTTTGTGTTGTTGACCAATGCCCAACCTAAGCAGAAAAGTCTTACAACTACTACAAGTACAATCACACCTGCAGGTAATGGTACTGTTAATTTAGGAAAAGCAGATGTTTACGATGTGTTAGCAATCAGAAGTGGCTCAGTTTCAGGAGCTGACATTTCTTCTCGTTATGAGTTTGACAATGGTCAAAGGGATACACATTATGATTTGGGTCAATTGAGACTCAAGCCAGGACAAACAGCACCAGCAGGTGATGTATATGTACAGTTCAGGTATTTCGAGCATTTGGCAGGTGGCCACTATTTTGCCGTAAACTCATATTCAGGACAGATTGACTATGAAGATATTCCTGACTATACAAAAGACGATGGTTCTACAGTCAATCTCAGAGATGTACTTGATTTCCGTTCTGTAAAGAGTCCGAGCGATGACTTTACAAGTGCAGGATCAATTCAATTTAGATTACCAAGAAATGCTCAGGCTGTACAAGCTGATGTGAAGTATTATCTTGGCAAGACATTGAGAATTGGTATTGATCAGAACAGTGCCGTTAGTGTTCTAGAGGGTGAACCTTCTCTTGTCCCTCAGTTACCAGCTAAACCAACAGGCACGTTGGATTTGTTCCATGTTCACATGAATCCATACATGTTAAATGATGGAGATTTGTTTACTAACCAGATTCGCGCACAACGATACACAATGCAAGATATCGATTTGCTCGAGCAACGGTTGTCAAAACTTGAAGAAGTCACTTCGCTATCTCTACTAGAGACTCAAACAGATAACTTACTGGTATTTGATTCCGCTGGTAATTCTCGTCTCAAGTCTGGTTTCTTTGTAGATAATTTCTACGATCATGCTCGTGCATTAACAACGAGTGCTGATTATCATGCCTCTATTGATCCTCAACAAGGGATTCTTAGACCGTCGTTTGTTGAACAAGAGCGCCGATTGAAGTTCGACTCGGACAATTCGACTAATGTTGTATTGAAGGGCGACAATGTTTATTTGTCATACACTCACTCAACATATCAAGATCAGCAGTTTGCAAGCGAATATATTAACATTAATCCTTATGCTGTTGTACGCAAAGAAGGTTTCATGGAACTTTCACCTACAACGGATAACTGGGTCGAACGTGACTATGTTGCCGACAATGTGATAGATGGCGGGGTCACAATCAGCAACAATGCTAGTTTTGGTTGGAATAATTGGTTGTGGAATTGGGCTGGTCAACTACAAGGTCAGGCAACATTTGGTGCTTCGGTTCAGAACGAATCAATAGAGCGACGTATTAGTCACAGAATGCGGGGATGGAGGACAGTAGTAGGCACGTTCCAAACAGCACGTATTACGTCTGATAGAGTTATTCGTAATACTGTCGGAGACAGATTATTAGATACCGCTTTTATTCCATTCATGCGTTCAAGAAAGGTGTATTTCAGGGCTTGGGGTCTAAAACCTAACCACAGAATGTTCCCATTCTTTGATAATGTGGATGTGTCGTCGTGGGTTAAAGTTGAATCGTATTCTCGTCACAGTCAAAACGACGAAGATTATGGTAACCGTTATAATGCTGCAACTCAGCACCCCGATACTCCAACATCTGAAATCATTACAGGTGCTGATGGTACGCTTGCTGGTTCATTCTTCATTCCGTCTACAGCCGCAAGAAGATTCAGAACTGGTACCCGCGAGTTCAAATTAATGGATATTAATGTAGCGCAAGATGACAACGCGCTATGTATTGCACGTGCGAACTTTACGTCAACGGGAGTTTTGGAAACTCGACAACGCGACATTGTTGCAACGAGACGGATTGTTATTGGAGGTGGTACTACCACAAGAGCTTGGTTGGTTGATCCTCTAGCTCAGACATTCTTTGTTCCTGAAACAGAGGGTGTGTATGTAACAAAGGTTGGTATCCACTTTGCTACTGTGGATTCAACAATTCCTGTGATTTGTCAAATTAGACCAACAGTGAATGGTGTTCCATCATCAACAGAAATTCTAGCGATGACACAGCAAGTGCCAACAGCGGTCCCTGCTGATCTAACTACAGCTTCTATGACAGATGTACAAGGACTAGAAACTGTATTTGAGTTTGACGAACCTGTTTATCTAACAGGTGGTAACGAGTACTCAATTGTGTTGATCGCTGATACAACGACGTACAATGTCTATGTATCGAAGGCTGGTGATTTCCAATTGAACACGACTGCAGCGAGAGTTGCTAAACAACCTTCTCTCGGTTCGTTGTTTAAGTCACAGAACGCTAGAACATGGACTCCTGATCAAGAACGTGATTTAATGTTTACTTTGTATAAAGCAAACTTTAGTACAAGCCAGGGTGTCGCTAGACTAGTGAATGTAACAACACCTCTTGAATTAATTCAAACGAACGAATTGTTGACCGACTCCGGAGACTCTGGTGTATACATTCCTCTAACAGGACATGGTTTTGTTGTTGGAGATACGGTTAACATTGCTGGGGCAGAAGCTGTTGGTGGTATATCAGCAGGCTCTATCAATGGCGTGAGAACAATTGAATCAGTCGATGGATACGGATTTAAGATCATAGCTGATTCTGCTGCAAACGCGACAGCGTTGGGTGGAGGAACCGCAGTACTAACTGAACGACAAGTAATGATGGACGTTGCTGTTCCGCTAGTCGAAACCCTCGTTCCTCCAAACACTACAATAAGATTTACAGGTAAATTCCTTTCTGGTGTTTCATTGACGTCGAATGATGGTCTAAGTGGGTACAATCAAGATACCTCATTCACACCAATTGTTATTAACGATAATAACATATTTAACACACCTAAAGTGATTGCATCAGAGCGGGTTGAGGCAGCGCAAGGGTTCGATGCCAACAATGGTAACAAGTCAGTTCAAATCAACGCTATTTTGAATTCTTCGAATAGCAATGTATCGCCTATGCTCGATATGCAGCGTTGCTCAATTCTTGCTGTCAACAATTTGATCGACAGACAGGCTGCAGCTGCAACGAGTGGATTCAATGTACCTAATACGTACATTGCAGAAACTTCACCATCAGGTGGTACTCATCTCGCTAAGCATATTACTCTTCCTGTCGCTCTAGAAAATCCTGCAACAGGCATTAAAGTTCTTTTGGCAGCAAACAGACCTAATGGTTCTTACGTTGACTTGTATTACAGAACTAATACAAGCCAAGACAGCGCGGAAGGTATCTTGTTTAACACTGAGTGGATTCTACAGGATACTATTTCTCCTGTAGCGACAGATGATAACATAACAGTGTTTAGAGAGTATGAGTATTTGATTGGAGGTGATAATGGCGATTTGACACCGTTTGATCAGATGCAATTTAAGATTGTAATGAAATCAACAAACAGTTCGAAGGTTCCACAAATTCGGGACTTCAGAGCAATTGCCTTGAGTACCTAATATGAAATCTTATCATGTGCCTGTGGAGAACAATCCCGGTCTCGTGCGCGACATGAGATCGGGTGCAATTGTTAGTATAAATAGTAATGATGAAATAGCAAGAGCTCAAAGAGTAAAACAAGCTCGAAGAGATCAAATTAAACAACAAGCACAGCTTCGTGAAGACGTTGACAACTTAAAGAATGATGTACAAGATATTAAGAGCTTGCTTACTAAATTAGTAGAGAAGTTGTAAATGGCCAAGACAATTGTCAATTCAAGCGATACCATTAATGTATGGAAAGAGAAGACTAACGATATCTCGACCGATCTAGGTGATATCGTTCAGCTCACTACGGATACTGACTCCGATGTAGTAGGAGCTATTAATAGTCTTGATTCTAATCTTGGTCCTCGTGAAAATCTAACGACAATAGATAAAACCAATGTCGTTACTGCAATCAACGAACATGATGCAGAGATTGGTGATAGTGCATTAGCGACAACAGCTCAGACTCTACGTGCTGCTATCAATGAGCTTGACTCTGATATTGGTGCTGAGCCAGCAACTAACTTAACAACCACAGCAAAGACTCTTACAGGTGCTATAAACGAGCACGAGACAGACATTGGCAACATGACGTTGACCGGTCTCACTGCTACTGATCTTTCAGCAGCTGCAAGAGAATTGCGTACAGAGCTTGGTGACGTAACAGCTCTCACAACAACAGAAAACACTAATACAGTAGGTGCTATTGTAGAAGTTGTTGACCGTGTTGATTCGCTAGATGGTCTTCTTGATCAAGCTGTATTAGTAGCATCTGATGTAGAATTCAATAGCGTTACAAACGGCCGGCAAGTTGTTGACAGCACAGGTGTAACCAACACCGGCGACTTTACTGTTGATGCAGCAACAAGTATTGTACTTGATGCAGACAACGCTACTGTTGAAATTGCTGATGACGGCACAACTCAATTTACATTTACTAATGACGGTACAAACAAAGAGATTGATGTACCAGCCGGTGATCTAACCGTTGATGTAGAAGGTGACATTAACTTAGATGCAAACGGAGGTGACGTCGCTCTAAAGGATGATGGTACACAGTATGGTGCATTTACCAACACATCGGGTAACCTAATTGTCAAGTCAGGCAGTACGACTGCCATGACATTTGATGGTGCTAATGTTACTACTGCTGGTACGGTTGCAACCGGTGGTAGTGTTACTGTTGGTGGTACAAACATCAACAGGACAGGCAGTCTAACACTCGATGTCTCTGCTAACATCAGCTTGGATGCTGATGGTGGCAACATCTATTTGAAGGATGGCGGTACCACAGTTATTACTGCTAACCTAACAGGCACTCCTAAGATCTTTACTGGTTCTGGCAACCTAGAAATTGAAGCGGCTGGCGACCTTCTTCTTGATGGAGACGGCGGTAATGTTATTGTCCAAGACAACGGCGATGAGCTTCTAAGATTTACAAACACATCAGCTGAACTGACTACATTTAAAGTTGAAAAAGACGAGCTTTTATTTGAGATAGGTGATAAAGCTACAGCAACAGGTGTAGCTACGTTCAAGGCTTATGGTGGTGAATTCCACTTCCATGATTCAACTACTCATGGTCTTGAGATGGATCTTAGTACTGATGCAGCTCGTATCAGAGCAAGCTATGGTAGACTAGATCTTGTATCGGATAGTTCTGATGTTAGGATTGATCCATTTAGTGGCAACGTTACGTTGTACAAAAATGGTGTATCGTATGCCACTCTAACAAGAAAATCTGCTGATAACAACCTTGAAGTTAAGTCTAATGGCCAAACGGTGTTTACTGTTTCTACTGGTACTCCAACAACGGAAAGAGATGTTACGTTCAATGGTAAGGTTTTTCTACCAAATGCAGATCTAACAGATTCGTTAGATGATAAACATCTCTCAGAAATACTCAACTTTTTGTTGACAAACATTCAGGATGCCGATGCATATGCTGGTACGCTATCCCTCAACACCGTCGCGACAAACCTAACAGCTGCTGTTAACGAGCTAGAGTCAGATTACATTGGTGGTGACATTGCTCAACTAACTACAACTGGTACCGATCTAATTTCTGCCATCAATGAACTTGATGGTGAAATCGGTACGCTGGCGAGCTTAAATACAGATGCACAAGGTTCGTTGGTTGCCGCAATCAACGAAGTTGATACAAATGCCAATACAGCAAATACAACAATTGGCACAATCTCAAGTTTTAATACAGCTTTCAAATCTGGCACAACTGTTGTCAGCAACGTCAATAATTTGTATACTACCCTCAATGGTCGCATTGGAACGCTGTCAAGTTTAAATACCACAGCACAATCAAATGCAGTTGCTGCTATCAATGAACTAAAAGCTAGAATTGATACAGACAGCGATCGTTTAACCACTCTTGATGGTACATCGGGCGCGGTTGGCGACCTTGATACAAAAGCGACGACAATAGTCGGGGCGATCAATGAGGTATTTAATAGAACAACAGATTCGGTAAGTGAGGGTTCGACAAATCAATACTTCACAGACGCCCGTGCAAGAGGTGCTGTTAGTGTAACAGATGCTGGTGGTGATGGCTCATTGAGTTATGATTCTGGTACCGGTGTATTTACTTACACTGGACCATCTGCTTCTGAAGTCAGGGCGCATATTTATGCTGGTGAGGGTCTTGATTTTCAATTTGGTATAATTAGTGGTGAAGATGCAACAAAGGATAACAAAGGTATTGCATCGTTTGACTCTGCCAACTTTACTGTTACAGATGGTCATGTCGAATTGTCGTTGAATGGTTTCTTGTTAGATGGTGATATAAGTACTCTTGCCGGCATTTCTGTTAGTAAGCTACAGCAGATTGATGCTAATACTGTTCTTGGTAATGCAACAGGAGCCACAGCAGCTGTTACGGCGACTCAAGTTCAGACAGCAATGATTGCTAATAATGCCGTTACTAATGACAAAATTGAGCAAGTAAATACTACTTCAAGTGTAGGATACGTTTTAGGTAGAAGTGCAAGCGCAGCTGGTAATGCAGATTGGATACAAGTGACTAATAGTATGATTGCTGATGGTGCAGTTACGGCGAGCAAGCTTGTCGATGGTGGCACTACCCTAAATATTAAAAACAGCTCTGGTACTACAATATTCACTATTACGGGTGTCAGCTCTTAATTATTTGTAAAGGTTTGATATGACAGTACGTACTCCTCTAAAAGATGCGGGCTTAGAGTCTAACTCTGTAACTCTACAAGAAGAATCTGATGTTACGTATGCCCAGCTCAAGTTGGTCAATGCATATTATGGATTGTTGAGAAGCGATCCTGGATCTTCCAGCACGCAGTTCAACGCTGGTGTTGCGTTGTATTTTGGTTTTACACATACATATGGCTCGTACCCCGAAACAAATTATCAGTACACAGAACAGAGCATAGAGACTGCAACAAGTTGGACTCAGTTGACTGGGTATGGTCAGCCATATGTGATGGATATTGTGCGCTACAGGGGTACTTCACTAGCTAGTTCGCCAGGAGATACATGGACTGCCTTAGATGAAAATGATGATATGCAGAACACTTGGCTCGAGCCTGGCACCGGAACAACAAATGCTAGTGATTACACTGCAACAGTTGATGTGGTGACACGCACTGGGTATTATAACAATCTGGCTCAGTGGGTCCATGGCGATCCCAGCAGTCTTGCAGACATAGCGGAAGAAGATCGGCCATTGTATCGAGATGCTAACGGTGACTTACGTCGAATGACATTGGCGGATATTGATGATACGTTCATTAAACCTGCAATCTTACTTCTAAATGGTGAAACGTCTTTAGCGCTATCGACTGAGGATCTCAGACCATATACAGTAGCTAGTGGCAGTACTCCTAGTGGTTACTCCGTGTTGAATGCCCACAACAATGGAAGCTTTGGATCGGGGGTTTTGTTTCAAGATACACGAGCAGATGAAGATGCGTATGTGAATACAGGATTATTGTATACTAGTTCGACTGAGAAATTAATTAATAGATATTTTTTGTTCCGGAAGTTAAATTGCAACACAACTCTCTCCGCTTACTCAAATAAATCCTATGATTTTTATCGGTTTACTGATAGTAACGATCTTCAACCATACACACCCGACCAACTTGCAAGTAAATTAATAAATCGTATGAGTTATTATATTGCTGCAGTTGACAATTATAGAATTAGATTTCGAATGACGTACGGTATAATACCTAGCAGTTATTGGAATGGTGAAAGGTTTCCAGTGGGATCATTGATGAGAGACACGAGGTTGGATGATTCAGTAAGACTTGAAAGGCGGTTTACTGACGATGACTACCGTTCGCAATTTGTACCAGTAAATGATGGATCGCCGCAAAATATTCAGCAGTACCGTTTGGTACAGGGGCGATATTAAGGAGTAATTATGTACGATAAAGGTAAATTTGTTAGAGCCTATTTTGTTCAAGGATCGCGAGATACAGTAAGAGCGTTTTGGAAGCCGAACAATTCAAATGAGCTGCAAGAGGTGCTTGCAGAAACGCTTCCAGGTATTGATCGTGGGTATGATGCAATTCTTAAAGACCTATCCTTAGATGACATTGAGCGCGAAACAAATGAAAATGAAAAGGTTTTTCGTCAGCAGCTTGCTAACTTTTATATGGCAGAAGCGGAGAAGAAAGGATTCGTTTACGATCCATCGGTTGTGGAGCCAAACAAGAGATTGAACTTTGATTGGTTGTTTGAGCTACCCGAGGGAACAGAGGGACAAGACTTCTTGTTCGAGCTCAAGCTAAGATTATTTGATGATGAAAGAATTGCCTCATCTTCAGATGCTGACACAAAGAAGAAGATGCGCGACGCCGACAACGTGCTTGATGCAATGTATTACGCGGGTAAGTTAATCCACGAATAAATGGTAATCCTTCCAATTGCGAGGATGATTAGCCATGTGGGTAAAATGAACAAACTTAATTGTAGGCCAGAACTCTCCCCCTAAGTATGCATAAGAGTGCCCAGTCGCCTCTTTGAACTTTGTATTCATCCGCGAAATACTGTGGCTGTGTTCTGGTCGAGCCTCCATTCTGCAAAACCAATCATTGGGCAGTTTGACTAGCTCAAGGCGTTCATTTACTGTGTCATTAATAAAATGCTGCTCTCCATTGACCGGTCCTGATGTAAAACCTTGTTCGATATAAGTTGTCTGCCAGTGGTGAGGATCGCTCATAAACTTTTCATAGATGTATGCGCAGTCTTTGGGATAGTATTTGTAAAACCCACCGTTAATTGTAAATCTGGTTTTTAGATCATCGAATCCCCATCTCCACCAACCCGGTGCAGCTAAGAACTGTCCTCGCTCGATTGGGTATTCAAATATCTTTTTGTAGTCATTGATTAACAACACGTCAATATCCATCACACAAATTGGTTCATCAATATCAAGTGTCATCCCGTACATCTTATTCCATTGAAGTTGTACTCTCGGATCGATTGGTTCACGAACCCAAACAAACTCATATTCAGGTAGCTTTGATTCTAAGTACTGCTCGTACTCAGGACCATACCTGTTTCCTATTCTAACGGCTATGATTTTCATGTATAGTTATTTCTTTTAGAGGTGATATGCCAATTACTGTTGTGTTTGGAGTGGTAAGCAGTTTATTATATGTATCTCGGATGTGGCGCCACGTATGTCTAGTGTATTGATTTGGATCAATAAACGTATCACCAATATAAATTAGCTTTGTCGCCTTTGCGTCAAGACTAATATCATTATCTAACCAATTGAATAATATTGCTGACGCATTTGAAATCTCTTGAACAACATCAGCCCAAACATCGTCAGACCACAAAACGTTGTTACAGTTGTGTTCAGGTTGATGCATGTATAAATTGTACCGCTCAGCCATAATTTTAGTCATGTGTAGCAGTTGCAATCCGTTTGTAGGTTTAGCGCCAAACAATCCATATAAACTTTGTTTCCACAACACATAGTGTTTATTGGCGCCACAAAAAATCATCTTTGTGTGCTTGTTACTGCCCAACGAACCCCAAATTAGTTCACCTATACTTCCTGATGCTGGTGCATATATTTTATCATACTGTCTTGGGGTTAGTTGACTAATATATTTTACTACGTCGCTGTATTTTTCTATGTCGCGGTATATTAACAGATTCGGTTGTTCGACAGATGGATTATTGATCCACACAGTTTCTGCATTTGTAAATCGCTGTACAGTATCTGATTGTTTTAGAAGATTGCAAAATAACGTCCGTCCTTTTATCCCCCTTGTCGGTGTGTTTGTGGATTCGTTATTTAACCAAAGATGAAAAATGTCAGCGATGTTTGATGCTGGTGACAGAGGAGTGTAATATTTTACACCACTCCAAGAAACAATTGCATAGTTGTATTTTTGTTGCAGTGCTAGTTTGTATCCACCCTCTAAACTATCTGCAAATATAATGTTGCATCTTTCTGGATATGATAGCCATGTCGTAACTATGTCCTGATCAGTAGTAGTTGGATTTGTCAGTATTATATGGACGTAGTTTTGATTGGTGGCTGGGCCATTAATAATGTAGTTTTGTAGTTCCGTCATAATTAAATATCTTAATGATTCTGACAAATTATTTTTTCACGAAATGGGTCAACTCCCATCACAGTTGTATTAGGCAGTGAACAATATTTATTGAATTGTATATCCATATAATCTATGGAATAATGAAAGTATGAAAATACGTATGAAAAAATATTAGTTAGGTATACTAAGTTTCTTTTCGATGGATCTATTGATGGCAACTGTGTCATGCAATCGAGCTCAATCATATCCACATCTTGCACACTGTTTATTGTGTCGACCCATTGTTGATCTGACCAAAACTCACCGTACTGATTTGCTTTGTATTCTGCAACATCAACGTAACAACCATACCGCCGTGCAACAATTTCTGTAATTCGATCCAATTGATCAACGGAAGTCACTCTAGCGTTGCCAGCACTGTACGCCCCGTAAAGACTATCCTTCCATATAACAGAAGGTTTGTTGTTATCAAAAAATACTAATTTGGTGTTGCTGTGACCAAACTTTGTCCACAAATATTCCCCCACAGCACCAGATGCTGGTGCGTATATAACATCATACTTGGGTCCATTGTATTCGTTGTAAAATCGTTCTAATGTGGAAAAATGACTGGTGTTGTTTCTGTATATAATGTTGGGAACTTGCTCTTTGTCCTGGTTCAAAGGAGCTGACACTTCTTCTCGTTGGGGGTAGGTGAAGTATTTTAAATGTCGCTCTTCAGTTGTAAAATTCAGAACTTGCTTACCATCAACTAACAACGCAGTAATGTACTCAGCCATTTCTGCGTCTACAACGTCCTTCTTTTCAGTACCCGGTTTTAACCACAGGGGTGTGTAATCATCATGTATGTTTTGTTTACATACAACAGGAACACTTGCTGTCCCTGTCCACTTGCCAAACGATGGACGTCCCACAGATCGCCAATGTTTCAGATCTAGAAACATTGACTGGAGGTGTAACCTACCGTATTGTTTGTTTGGATGCCACAATATGTGCCCCTTGCAAGGACTCTGCTCACTTTCGTTTTCTATCCATTGATCAAACATTGTCCATATGTTGTCGGCTGGAAGTGATGGCGTACGATATACAGTGCCGACATATGAAACCAATGCATAGTCAAAGTTGTCTGCCTCAGCACACCCCTCATCTAAGGTCTTTGCAAAGATTGCTGCCTTCTCTTTGTCGGTGTTATCACCTCTACGGATACCAGTAAACCATGTTAGTCCCATCAACTGTTTGTAAAAATCTCCGAACGGCAGCAATGGATAGTCCAGTATAATGTGGACCTGCTTCCTGCTATTGTTTTCTGCATGGTGTGTGTTTGATATAATATAATTCTTATACTCGTCAAACGTCTGCATCTGGATATTCTTTTTCAAATGATCTTATGAATAATTTATTTCGCTTGTCACATGACCCCCCATGGACAATGAAGTGTATTCTTGGCAACTTGCTGAAGTTTGCTGCTTCGTGGAATGGTCCATTATTAAACCAATACACCTCTCGTGGCTGAAACGGCACCTCAAGTTTGTCTTCTGTTCTACGCAAATAGCAATCAGCAGGTTGCGTGATTGCTATGTTAATAGCTGACATAACGTCGTTCTTCAATTCCATTCCATCTGTCCATTGATGGGTGTCAGTATGGCTATGAATATAACCACCCGACTCTAATAACATAAACCGACACCTACCGTAGCGACCGTTATTCGGAAACGTGTTTTTTAACCAATCTGTCATTATCGGTGCATGGTCTGTTAACATTGTCCACTTGTACCTGTCCTTAGCGTTGGGATCATAATGAGTAATGTTCCACTCTTCCCCATACAATGTAGCAGAACTCCATCCACGGCCGTGACTTACACGATGAGGTGTAAATAGTTGATTATTATACACCGCCATGGCCTCTTGTTCAACCTGTGGTGGTATCTTTATATCTGCTTTGAGATAAAAAATATTATTATTTTTGCACCATGTCCGTATTTGTTCCACTCGAGTATTCATTTTTGTCCTATCACCATAAACCTCGTATATTGTTCTAATTTAAGTTCACCGGTATAGTACAAACGTGACAGTCCACAACTATTAACAAACTCGTCGAGTGTTGATTTGCAATTGATATGCTCTGTGATCCTTATCCCATCAGCGTGGGTGTAATTGTTGCTTTGCATTGCATACATTGACTTGTTGTTAAGATTCATTTCCACCAAATCAAATTCCATGTGTTCGCAACTTGTGTTGATGACAACATCATACTGTTCATGTGAGTGTTCTAACCAAAGTTTTGCATCAGTAGAAGTAAACCTAAATTTATCATTGTCGCCATACATTATTATGTTGAACTGCTCGGCCAAATGTCTAACTGTGGGGTCGGTATCTACACATGTGAAATGATTACCACCAAGATAATATGGTATGTATGTTGGGTACCACGATCCTAATAATAGCACGTTGTCAGGTGTAACGTGTTTTGCGAGCTGCTCTACCAACCACTGCTTACTATGTAGTTTGTTTGGCAGTAAATGATTTGCAAACTGTGTAATATCTGGGGAGCTCGAATTTGATTTTATTGTTTGTGCAAAAGCTCCAACAAAATAATTATCTATTGAATTCAAGATCAATTAGCGCTTTCATTGTTTGTCTGTCATATTTTACATTCATCATCAGAAAAAAGCATTCGTCGCTAAAACTAACTGCAGAATGTTTTATCATTGCATTGATTAAATAGATGTCACCATCCTTCAAAGGCAGAACAGAATTTCCTAAAATCAAATGGAAGTTATTATAATCACAATTATTGATACAATATAGTAATCTGCATCCTTCTAACTCTGGTGAATGCCACTCCATTGGCCCGTCGCGGTGAGGACGGAAATAACCACCAGCCTGTAGATTTACAATGTGTGTTCTACCCAACGATGACCCAAACTTATCAAGAAGGGATCCTAGTCCCGAATCATAATAGTGCTGAGTTTTTTTAGTAAATGAAAATTCGTGTTGATCGAGTTCCTTGAGAACTATAAAACTAGAATCGTCGTGTTGGCCCGTTGCATTTGTTATAGGAAGTGCCGTACGTTTTTGATCAACCTTATCATCTTTATGATACCTCATAAACACACTACTGTTGTCAAAGCAATATTGTTGAACCTGTTGCAAATCTAGTTTTGGTGTCCAAGAAGTCCAATCCCCTCCACTCATTAACAAGTTTCGATAATAAAGAAATTCATTCATACCAAAAATCCTTTACCCATTCCTCTGCTTGTAATAGACTGGCACCTTCGTTGAAAATACATACCTCGTACGACGGTCTGTATAGTCCGGCTTTGTTGTCGGTACGATAATCCGTGCCCATCTTATATGAGTAAGCAATATCTGTTGGTAAGGTTGCGACTTCCAATTCTTCATTGTATAAGAATCGGTCCACACCTTTGTATTTGAAGAGAGAGTCGACTTTCTTTCTTTGGAAGAGTTCATATACTGGTACTCCTTGATCACCTTGCCACATCATTATAGAGGAATTGTACTTTGTTGTATATCTATCTTGGCCATAACGAAACATTTTGTCAGGTCTATACACATTACCTTTTCTTTTGACTTTACCCTTGGGAAATATCATACCATCTCTCCACACCGAGTGAAGGACAGAAACCGTCTTTGGTTGGACTTCTAACAATCTATTCAACGGATTAATAATAACAATATCAAGATCGAAAAGAATATTAGTTTGTCCTCTGGGGTCATTGAAGTGTCCCAACATATCAATCTTGAGCCACCACTTCTCAAGATCGGATTGTATTGGAATAATTTTAACTTCTGATCTTATATCTGTGGGATCTTCTGTGTAGCAGTAGAAGTCAAAATCTCTAGGAAGATTTCGCTTGACCATACTATAGAGTTTATTAACAAATTCAGCAGAGTACTTATCACCCCACTTCACACATATTATATTCATAGTTAATTTAGTTGCGCAACTTCCTCATTTGTTAAATTTTCAAATGGAACAATCCCATTCATGAATTTGATAAACCCAAGATAACCGGCCTGGTGTGACTCCTGAAAATAATCGACTATATAATCTCTTTTGCCAATCTCAGTAGTATTATCCTCGACTATGGCTAGCGGATTGTTTTGTTGAGCGAGCAAAGTATTACTAGCAGAAATTATGGACTTTGTGTGGGGCACATATAATCTATGACGATTCATAGCTTCTATCACATTGATGGAATTCGAATCTTCTCCCATCTGCTTCAAAACTCTTGGAACCACCAGATCTACCAGTGATTGTTCTGTTGGAGATTTTTTAGATGAATAGCCTAAATTATCATCATCAAAATAAATGTAATGTTTTAAACCAAACTGTTCTACCATATTATAAAATTTTTCACGGTTTACCAAGACTTTTTGTTTTGGGGTAAACTGATTACTGACATTCGAGTATAGTACGTATGTCACGTCCTTACCGTAATATTCAAGGCACATTTGAACTAATATGTTGGCTGGGTTAGGAGTAGGACTACCTCCTTGTTGCATACTAGGTGCCCACCCCACAATCACTCTTTGTCCAAGATCAAGTGGTGAAAAATAATCCGATTTGTTCCATGTGCTCAGCGCAGCCATATAAACTCCTGTAAACTACGTAGTTATTTATAAATGTTCACAACCACAACCATTATAAATAATACAATCGTGTAATACTATCCTATAGGTTTAAAATGGCTCAGTACGAAGAATTTACAATTGATCAAGGTACAGATGTTTCTATAGAACTACATCTTACAAATACGGACGGATCAAAAAAAGATCTGGATGGATACACTGTTGATGGTAAGATGAAAAAAAATTATAACAGTGGAGATTCAGACACAACTACGTTTACTGGTATTGTCGCTTCCCCCGCTTCCAGCGGTATTATAAACCTATCCTTGACAAATGAGCAAACTAATTCTCTAAGAGCCGGTAAGTATGTTTATGATGTAGAAATATCCTATGACGAGGACAGCGCAACTACTATTGTTGAGCGTGTTATCGAGGGTAAAATTTTTGTCACTCCATCAGTAACAAAATAAGACATGGCTTCAGAAAAGTTTAACGTATCGGTAGGTCAGAAGACAACCGTAAAGATATCAGAGGGTCAAACTCTTGTATCTAAGGTTGTAATTGGCACGCCAATACGGTCAGTTGATCAAGCGGCATTCAATGCCGCCACTCTTAACAGACAGCCGCCCGGTTACTATCTTGATTGGAACAATTTTACTAATGTTCCAGATAAGGCAATTCTCGAAAGAATTGAAGAGCTTGATTCAACCACAAGGTTTGGTGCTGGTTTAAAACTTAGAGGAAATATTGTATCAGAGGGTTCAATTGTACCAGACTCTGATATCAGATATAACTTAGGTACACCGCAATATAGATGGGGTTCGTTGTATGTACAAGGACAAACGATCTATATTGGTGACATTGCGTTGTCTGATGATGGCGCTGGTGGCCTTGGTGTATCTCAGGTCGTGTTGGATGACGATGGGAATCAAGTTCTGGGCGAAGATGGTGTACCAGTAATTGGAGTAGTTCAAACTCTTGCTAAAGGTGAGGACCCATCTACAGATTTGACACTGACAACTCAAAACCAGATTGTCGATACATTCAAAGGTAATCTACATCGATCCGTCAAGTATGTAATTCAACTCGAGCATGATTCAGACAGTAGGTACGAGACGTATGAAATGTTGTTGACTCATAATGGTAGTAGTGTGTATATGAATGAATATGGATATGTCAGTACTCTTTCAGATGATTCAAGTCTCGGCGAGTTTGATGCTACTATTAGTATTACAGGAGACAGCTCAACAATATCTCTTCTGTTCACACCGACGCTGACAAATACGAGCTTTAAAGCTAAGAAGTTTACAATAGACGCATAATTAAAACATATAAATAAACAAGTAGTAGTATGTACGTAGCCAAGTGGAAAGTGAAATAAATGGCCATCAATAAGAGGTTTATCGTCCGCAAGGGCTTAGAGGTGAACGACAGCGCTGTATTCAACGGCGTTCTAGTAGCTTCGGGTCTACGATATCCCACAGCAGATGGCAATCCAAATGATGTTGTTAAAACAAACGGAGCGGGAACGCTGTCGTTTGGTAAGCTAGCAATTAGCGACTTGTCAGATGTCGATTTGCAAAGTCTTCAGGATGAAGGGCTTCTCGTATATGATTCAGATAACGGTAAGTGGACTGCTAAAAATGAAATTGTGGCAGACATTACTTCCGATGGAGGCTTTTATTAATGGCATCAATTATTAAAATTAAACGATCTGGTACGAGTGGTGCACCGTCAACACTCAAGCTAGGTGAACAGGCGTACTCATACTTAAGCGGTACCCAAGGCAATGGTGGTGATAGACTATACATTGGTACGGGTGGTGTCGATGGCTCAGGCAATGCTAACAGCATTGATGTCATTGGTGGTAAGTACTTTACAGATAGATTAGATCACGTTGAAGGTACACTGACTGCATCCAGTGCAATTATTACGGATGCAAGCAGCAAGATTGACAACTTAAAAGTTGACAATATTGACATCAACGGGAACACAATTAGCTCGACAGATACCAACGGTAATGTTGTATTAGATCCCAACGGATCAGGTACTGTTGATGTTTCGAGCGCTAAGATTACAAGTCTAGGCACACCTACTGCTGGTACAGACGCTGCAACAAAGCAATACGTTGATGATAACGTAGGTGCATCGAATCTAACAATTAATGGTGATACAGGTACTGACACCATTAACATGGCTGACTCCGATCTAACGATCACAGGCAGCACAGGGATTACAACAGCCGTAACAGACAACGATGTTGCAATCAGCATTACAAACACAGGTGTATCTGCAGGCTCGTACGGTTCTACTACACAGATTCCCACGTTTACAGTTAATGCCCAAGGTCAGTTAACTGCTGCTAATACAGTAGATATTTCTTCTACACTAGATCTCGCTGGTGATGGTGCAACAACTGGTGATGTAAGTCTACTTGACTCATCGCTGTCTATTGTTGGCGACACAGGAATCACAACAACAGTTTCTGGTAGACAAGTTTCTATTGATCTAGACGATACGGCAGTAACACCAGGCTCGTATGGTTCTGCCTCTGCTATTCCAACATTTACAGTTGATCAGCAAGGTCGTTTGACTGCTGCTGGTTCTGTTAACGTTTCTACAGACCTCAACCTTGCTGCTGATACAGGCACTGGTGGTATTAATCTTCTTGATTCTGATTTAGAGATTGTTGGTGGCTCTGGTATTAGTACCAGTGTCTCGAACGGCACCGTTACAGTTGCTGGTGATGATGCGACTACAAGTGCAAAGGGTGTTGCATCTTTTGCAGCAGGCGACTTTACAGTTACATCTGGTGCAGTTGCTATTGCCACAGGTGGTGTTAGTAATGATCAGTTGGCTGGCTCGATTGCAAATGCCAAACTTGTAAACTCGACAACAACATTCACTGGTGACGATACAAACACTACAGATGTTGCTCTTGGCGGTACAGTTGATATTGAAGGTGGTACTGGTATTAGTACTGCTGTTACCACGGGTAAAGTAACAATTACAGGTGACGATGCAACAACATCTACTAAGGGTATTGCATCGTTTGCATCAGCTGACTTCTCGGTTTCTTCAGGTGCAGTTTCGATTGCTGCTGGCGGTGTTAGTGATACACAACTTGCTGGTACATTAGATCTATCCGGTAAGTCGGTTACTCTTGCTAATGGTGAGATTAGTAACGCTGAACTAGCAAACTCTACGATCCAGGTTAATGGTACTACTATCTCTCTAGGTGGTTCAGGTACAATTGACACGGATGATATTAACGAAGGTTCAAATAACCTTTACTACACAACAGCACGCGCTGATTCGGACGCTCGTTATTCGCTAACCGTTACAGACAACGGTGGTGATGGTTCGCTTACATACACACCATCTACTGGTGAGATTGTTTACACAGGTCCATCGGCTGCTGAAGTAAGAGCCCATTTCTCAGGTGGCACTGGCGTCACATATGACAGTAGTACAGGTGTTATTGCAATCGGTCAGGCTGTTGGTACGGGTGACTCGGTTACATTCTCTGGCTTAAAGGTCACAAACAACCTTGTTGTTGATGGTAACCTAACGATCCACGGTACACAAACGGTAATTAATACTTCAACTCTTGAGATTACCGACCCAATGATTCACGTTGCTACAGGCAATGAGACATCAGATGCTATCGATATTGGTATCCTAGGTCACTACTCAGATGACGGTGGTACCACAAAGAGACACACTGGTTTTGTTCGTGACGCAACAAACGGTACATACGTACTATTCCAGAACTTAGTTGACTCAGCTCTTGATTCTTCATCACCAGCTGATACGATTAACTTCGGTGATGCATCTCTACAATATGCAAACATTAGAGTTGGTACTCTAACAGCCGACACCATTGTTGGTTCGATGTCTGGTTTTGATTCAGACTTTGCAGCAAAGACGACGGATGATCTAACACAAGGTAGTACTAATTTTTACTACACAGACACGCGTGTTGATACATTCTTGTCGACTGCTTTGGTTGCTGGTGAAGGTATTGACATTACTGATGGTGTTAATACATACACAATCGCTGCTGAGCTAGCAAGTGAGACCAACGCAGGTGTTGCAACATTCGATGGTACAAACTTTACTGTAACTGGTGGCGATGTCACATCCAATGATGTTTCATTTGCTACTGATGGTGCTGGTACGGTAGATAGAACATTAGGTGAGACTGTAACAATCACCGGTGCGTCTGGCCAAGGCGTTAGCACATCAATTGTTAGTGACGAGATCCAAGTAACTGTAGCAAATGCGGCAGCTGACGGAGCGACAAAGGGTGTTGCTGCTTTCAATAGTACACACTTTTCAGGAACCGGCACAATTTCTGCTAACGATATTACTCTTACATCACAGAGTGGTTCGATTGCTGCAACGATTGGTGAAACGTTTACTATCAACGGTTCTGGTCCTATTACAACATCTGCTAGTGGGACAACACTAACAGTTGGAATTGCAAATGCGACTGTTAATGCAGCTGGTATTGCAAAGTTTGACTCGGATGAGTTTGATGTAACAGACGGTCTCGTTACTATTGATACAATTGATGGCGGTAGCTATTAATACTATATAATTAAACAGTCGGAAGGCTCTATAGTCTTCCGACTTTAAATAAAACCTTTTTAGGGAATAGAATGGCTAGAATTATACTTAAAAAGTCTGCCACAGCAGGTAAAGTACCTCTTGCGGCGGATCTCCAGTATGGTGAAGTAGCGCTTAACTACCAAGATGGTAAGCTCTATTTTAAAAATACATCGAATAGTGTCCAGAGTATTAGTGCTGGAGCTCTCGGTGTAGACTCAGCAGCCACTATTGCCCTTATTGACTCTGCTTATGTACAAGCGAGACAAACCCCCCAAGCTCCAACAGGAGTAGATTCTGCAGCAACAATTGCGTTAATTGATTCCGCGTATGTTGCAGCTCGGCAGAATACATTCACTAAGATTGCTGTCTCCGGTCAAACTACTGTTGAGGCGGATGGTCCGTCTGATACTTTGACATTGGAAGCTGGTTCTAATATCTCTATTACTACTACACCCGCTTCAGACACAATTCGCATTACAGCTAATGTAACATCGGCTGGAACAAGTCAAGCATATGACTTTGGTACGTTTTCCTCTCCTGTTGAGTTTACTCTCGACATGGGAACATTTTAACATTTGAGGTGTAGAGATGCCATTACAATTTAGAAAAGGCGTTGAGGCAGATAGATCTAGTATCACACCAGATTCTGGTGAGCCGATTTACGTAACGGATACTAAGAAACTATACATCGGTGATGGTACTACCGCTGGTGGTGTTTTAGTATCTGGAGATGCAGGCGTTGATTCTGCTGCTACAATTGCCCTTATTGACAGTGCATATGTCCAATTGCGGCAAGATTATGCCTACAGCTCTCTAACCGGGGCACCTACTACTGTTAGTTCATTTACTAATGATGCTGGTTATACCACTTATGACTCTGCTAATGCTGCTGGTCAAATTACTGCTTATGGATATACAACATACGACTCGGCAAACTTCTCTCAGCAGTTAAGTGCTGCTTCGGGTGTTAGTTTTGACCCAGCTGGTACAGACAACTCAACAGATGTAACACTTGCCGGTAGCTATGACTACCTAACAATTTCTACTCAACAAATTACGTTAAATCAGATTGATGCTTCGACAGATATTTCAAACCTAACAACGTCAAATGTAACTGAAGGTACCAATCTATATTACACAACAGCTAGACATGATAGCGATTTTACTGTAAGTCTTGCTGCGGCTTCAGGTACCAGCTTTGATCCTGCAGGCACGGATAACTCAACTGATGTAACGCTGGCTGGTAGCTATGACTACCTAACACTTTCTGGTCAACAAATCACTCTTGGCCAAGTCGATGCGTCCACAGATATTTCTAATCTAACGACATCTAATGTAACAGAAGGTACTAATCTTTACTATACTACGGCACGTGCTGATAGTGACGCTAAAGCAGCTATCTCTGTAACAGATGCTGGTGGGGATGGTTCACTTACTTACAGTGCAGGCACAATTACCTACACAGGTCCATCTGCAGCCGAGACTCGTGCACACTTTAGTGGCGGCACGGGTGTTACTATTACATCTGGCTCGATTGCAATCGGCCAGGCTGTTGGTACATCAGATAATGTTACATTTGCTGATATTACAGTTGACAATCTAACGGTTAATGGTACAACCACTACAGTTAACTCTATCACATATACAGTCACAGATCCGTTGCTACACCTTGCCGATAGCAATGAGACATCGGACGCCGTAGACATTGGCTTTGTTGGTCATTACTCTGATGATGGTGGTTCGACCAAGAGACACACCGGCTTCTTTAGAGATGCAAGCAACGGTGAATACTATGTGTTTAATGGTTTGGTTGATGCAGGCCTAGATTCCTCATTACCGGTAAACGTTGTTAACAGAGGTGGTACTGATTTTGCACTTGCAGCTTTCAATGCAGGTACTCTTGCTGGCAAGTATCTCGGTATTGATTCTGATCTTACTGCTGCGTCTGGTGTAAAGTTCGATCCTGTTGGTACAGACAACTCTACTGACGTCACATTAGCTGGTTCGTACGATTACTTAACATTGAGTGGTCAACAAATCACACTTGGTCAGATTGATGCCTCGACAGACATCTCCGGTCTTACTGCTGAAATAACTGGTACAGTTACAAACACCTATCTCAGAGGATTGATTGACGATTCGTCGATTATTGTAGACGGTAATGGATCCACTGGTGGTGTTACAATTCAAGACGGTGGTATTGAAGTTCGGACAGGCACGAGCTCGGTAGCGTATGTTGATTTGTATTGTGAAGTTAACAATGCACACAGAGCAAGAATTAAATCTGCTCCTCATTCAAGCTACAGCGGCAACGTAGATCTTACATTACCTGTAACCACCGGTACGCTAGCGATCACAAGTGAAATTCCTGTTGCTGGTACGGATGTACTTGCATATGATGCTAACCTACAATCGTTTGTAACAGCGTTCACTTTACCAACATCAGACGGATCTTCTAATCAGGTCTTGGTTACAAACGGAGCAGGTACATTATCATTTGCCGATCAATCTGGCGGTTTAGATAGCGCCGCTATTATTGCATTGGTTGACTCAGCATATGTTCAATTGCGTCAGTCAGCCACGGGTGGTACAGATCCAATCTTTAAGACTATTTCTGTATCAGGCCAAAGCGATATTGTAGCAGACACCACAACAGATACATTGACAGTTGCTGCTGGTTCTGGTATTTCCATTACAACAGATGCAGGAACAGATACACTAACTATTACAGCCACAGGTGGTGGCGGTGGTGGTCTCGACAGCGCTGCTGTATTAGCATTGACAGGTGTAAATACTGTTACAGCAACAACATATGAATTTACTGCAACAGCGAGTCAACAGACATTCTCGGGTACTGATGACAACAGTGCAACACTAGCTTACACAGCTGGGAACATTCTTGTCCATCGTAACGGTATTCTACTTGTAAGCACGGTTGACTACACAGCCACAAACGGCACTTCAATTAACTTGCAAGCTGGCGCCGATAGTGGTGATACGATTAGTATTACAGCATATCAGCCAACCCTCGTTAATACTAGCGAGACAACAATTACATCGACAGTACAAGAAGCTGACAGCGGTCAGACGTCGTTTACAATCTCTCATACAGAAGATCAGATTCTTGTATTCTTAAACGGTATCTTGTTGAAAGATTCCGATGACTATACATCGAACGGCTCTACAATTGTATTGACATCCGCTGCTGATTCTGGCGACCAGTTAACGGTTCATAACTTTGCTAAGTATGGTGCATCAAGTAGCAGCGGATTCAACGCAAGTAAAACTTATACATATTCTATCCTATTCGGAGGTTAAACAATGGCCAACCCTAATTTATTAAGTCTAACAACAGTGAGCGGTAAGACGGCTGTTCAAGCAATCACAACGTCTGCAACCGCCATTGTTACTAATTCTGCATCGAGCGGTAAACTTATACGCGTAAAAGCGTTATACGTATCCAACGTTGATGGTACTAACGATGCTACAGTTAATGCAGATGTATACCGTAGTAGCACAGCTTATCATTTAGCCAAAACAATTACTATTCCAGCTGATGCCACCCTCGATATTATCACAAAAGATGTTTATCTCGAGGAAGGTGATGCTCTTAGATTAACAGCCAGTGACTCTAGTGATCTAGAAGCTATCTGCTCGTATGAGGAGATTAGTTAAATGGGACGTAGAGGTGACGTCGGCATAGTTGGAAAGATTGTAACCAACGCATCTGGAAATACAAACGGTGCTTCTGGTATACAGAGCTTATACCAGGTTTATAGAGATGTTTTAAATCAAGCATATCCCAGCGTTGTCGAGGCTGTATTATTAGATCTGAGTAATGGTACAGGTGGGGGCCAGGCTGGCAATCAATGGACGGTATCAAGAACAGGTTACCCTGAAGATGGTCTAGTTGTTACATCTAGTGCAAATAGCTATAGCAGCCCCACCGCATATTTTATACAACATCTATTTGATGGCAGCAACGGTTCGAACGATACTACTACTTATTGGCTTACAAGTAGCACAGGAGATCAGACACTAACATTTGATTTTAGTTCGACTACACTAGTAAGAATGGATAAAATGGTTGTATATCCACGAACAAGGACTGATGCATCTTCTAACTGGACAATGCAGTACAGTGCAGATAATATCACGTGGCTTAATCTATCTGATACAGATGGGGTCATTTCAGAAACAAGTGATACAAACACAAACTATGGAACAGATTATATTCATATTTTTGACCCATCGGTAAATTTACAGACTTATCCGTATGTAAGATTTACATTGACTAGGAACGGTAGTTGGGGAGTCACTTTAAATGAAATAGAGGTGTATGCAGGATAATGACTAATATACTAATTTTTGGATCGTCAAACAACTATCAAGACACATTAGTTGCTTCCTTAAAGACCGCTTTATCGGCTAAGCAATACAATGAGTCTGATGTAAGAAATCTGACTGGTAACATTGATGCGGAAGGTTTCCCTCAAGTTCTT